GGAGACTGAAACGCGAAACGAAAGACGCCGGCGACGAGGCGGATCGCAGCCGGAGGAAATTTCAGCGTTTCGGCGATGCTCTGAATAACATCAGCCGGAGCATGACAGGCGGCTTCTGGCGTATGGGTACATCACTTCTCCGGGCGCCTTTTTCCCTTCCTGGCATGCTGCTTGGCGGTGCGGCAACGTATGGCGCAGTACGTTACGGTTTCATGAACCCGCTGAAAGTCGCCAGCGAGTTTGAACAAGCTGAAATCGCATTTACGACGATGCTTGGAAGTGCTGAAAAGGCGCAAAAATTCATCGAAGAGATGAACCGATTTGCGATTGAGACGCCTTTCGATCTGGCTGGCGTCCAGGATGCAGCGAAGCGCATGCTCGCCTTCGGCTTCAAGCAGGAGCAAATCATCCCCTACCTGACCGCCATCGGGAACGCTGCGGCCGGCCTCGGCGGCGGAACCGATTTGATCGACCGGATCAGTTTGGCCATCGGTCAAATGCAAGCGAAGTCGAAGGTCAGCGCTGAAGAAATGCTTCAGTTGACCGAAGCCGGCATCCCGGCGTGGGAAATCCTCTCGCAGAAGATGGGGAAATCGACGCAAGAACTCATGAAGATGACCTCGAAGGGTCTGATCCCCGCGGACAAAGCAATTGCAATGCTGATCGAGGGCATGAATGAGCGGTTCCCGGATATGCTGCAGAAGCAAGCAGATTCGTTAGATGGGCTGAAAAATCAGATTCTGGAAACATTCAACCTTGTCGTCGTGAAACGATGGGGGGACGGTCTGGCGCGGGCGCTGAAACCGAGATTTGCGAACCTCAATCGCTGGATCGAGGAAAACGACGACAAGATTCAGCGTTGGGGGAGTGCGCTTGAAAAAACCGCGTTTGAGGGCTTCGACTATTTGCTGCGGCAAGGGGAACGCGCCTTCGAATATATCCGAGTGAACTACCTCGAAAATGAGGAGTTCCAGCAGTTGCCCTTCAACAAGAAGATCGAATATGTATTCTCGGACATTGAGCGGAAGATCACAGCGTGGTACAACGGCGGCGGTAAAGCAAAGATCGAAGAAGGCGCACGCAAGTTTGTTGACTTTACCATCGGCGTCCTTGAAGCATCCATACCACAAATGGCGAATGTTGGTATTAAGCTTGGGAAGTCTATTGGTTCAGGTCTTGTGAAGGGTCTCGGAGAGGCTGCAAAGGATCACCCGATTCTGGCGGGCGCTGTTGCAGCAGCAGCAGTCCCCGGGCCGCCAGTTGTAAAGGCAGCGGCAGGATTAGCTACTGCAACAAGTGCAGTAATTCTGAGTGAATCCGAAAAATCAATCGAAAGACATGAACAAGCCCAACAAGAACGACTGAACCGGGTCATCAATTTTTATGATAAGCTCGAATCCAAACCGAGCGATCAACCGCTATTTGAAGGTGGATCGATTGGCCCAGCACCAAAGCAAAGCTGGTGGGATCAGACGCGAGGCTGGTTGCAAGATAAAATTGTCAGTGGCATTCCGGGCCACGCGGACGGACTCCCGTATGTACCGAAGGACAACTACATCGCTCGCCTGCACGAAGGCGAGCGCGTGCTGACGAAGCAGGAAAACAGGCGATATACGCAAGGGCAAACGAGGCAGTCCGCTGCAATGATGCCCAACGTTACAATCAACGTCAATGTTTCGTCGGCCGCGGCGGCCAGCGGCACGTCCACCGTCAAGGAAGCGGCGAAGCAAGGTGCACGCGAAGGACTGGAAGAGTTCTGGCGCAGCATGCGGATGAAGTATCAGCCCATTGTGGAGGTGTGAGTCATGGCGATGCTCGGCGGACACGAAATTCATGTGACGTCGGAGGTACCACATTATAGCGTGAATATAACGCAGTACCCTGTCGAGGATGACATATCCCTGACCGACAATGTCGAGCGTCTTCCGACGGCCATGACGATCACCGGGAAGATTCTCGGCCCGAATGCCGCGAACATCCGGGAAAAACTCGTCCTTGCGATGATGAACGGCAAGCATCTGGATTATGTTGGCCGCAATGCGTTTCACAAAGTGCTGATCGCTGACATTCAAACCGAGCATGATTTCGAGGTCGCAAACGGCTGCCGCTTCACGGCCACTCTTCAGCAAGTACGGATCGCTAAGCCGTCTTACGCTCCGTTTCTCAACGACCCGGTCATGCTTGCCCAGGTCAAGCCAACGACAAGCGCAGGGCAGCAGCAGCTCGCCAACAAGCCGGCAGCCGGCACACCCCAGATGCACACCATCCGTCGAGGCGAGACGCTGTATTCCATCGCCCCGAAGTACGGGACGAACTGGCAAACTTTGTTGAAGCTCAATCCCGGCATTGATCCGAAGAAGCTGCAGATCGGCCAGAAGGTGAGGGTCGCCTGATGTACGTACCGATTCAGAAAGACCAAACGCCATATCGGTTCGAGATTCTGTTGGGCGCCGAGCCCTTTGAAATGGAAGTCCGCTATAATGCGGACTTCGATTTTTTTACTCTCGATCTCTACAAGGACGGTGAGGCGCTTGTGTATGGCGAAAAGCTGGTCTACGGTGTGCCGCTATTCGTCGACGTGTTTGACCAACGGTTCCCAGTTCTGCAATTGGTACCGAAAGACGACGCCGGTCTGGAGACGCGCGTCGGGTATGCAAACATGGGGGAAACGGTGTTCCTGCAGGTGGTGGAATGATGGAGCAGTTCAGAAGGGTTGTGGAAGTCAATGTCGGCGGAAAAACGTTTCGGTCGAAAGACCTCTATATCGAGTTTGATGTCCCGTTTGACGACGACGCGAGTCCGAACGAGAGCGTGATCCGCATCTACAACCTGACGCAAGACACCATCAGTCGCATCAAGCGGAACGACGTGCTGACGATAAACGCCGGATATGAGGGAGACGTCGGCCTGCTGCTGTCCGGTCGGGTCTCCTATGTTTCGACACGGAAGGACGGACCGGACAAGGTGACCTCCATCTATGTCCTGGACAGCTCGGACCTTTCCGGCGTAAAGCTGGAAAAGCGCGCTTATGCCGCTGGCGTGACGGGACAAGCCATATTGAGGGATCTGGTTCCGCTGCTGAAAGTTCCGATCGCTGCATTCCGGCTTCCTAAGAACAAAACTTATGCGAAGGGGTACACCGTTACCGGATCGATCATCGACCATATCGAGGAAGTTGCAAAAGACTGCGGCGCCGCATGCTATATGAACCGCGGCAAACTCTATATCCGACCGATCACGGATGGCGACGATGCTCGTTTCGTTCTTCGCAATGACACCGGGCTCGTCGGAAGCCCGGAACGCTTCGAAGATTCGGATGGCGTGAAGGGTTACCACATCGAATGTCTGCTGCAGCACCGCATCACGACGGCGTCGATCATTGATCTGGAATCGAAATTCGTCCGGGGGCGGTTCCGAGTTCGGCGAGGCCGTCACGTATGCAACATGGACACATTCTTGACGACGGCGGAGGTGATCGAAAGTGCCGGACGCTGATGAGTTTTTGAAGACCTTCATACGCCAGCATCTGCTGAATCTCCACACGGCTATGCCGGCGCGGATCGTCAGCTACGACGAGGCAGAGAAGCGTGCCACGATCCAGCCCCTCCACATGACGAAGGAGGTCGGCCGGCCACCGCAAGAGCTTCCGGTCGTCCAGAATGTGCCTGTGTTGACGCAGCGTTTCCGGATGGAAGGTGGGGAGCCGCGGGAATATGTGCCCGTCTATCAACCCGGCGACATTGTTTTCGTTGCGTTCTCCGAGCGGGCTCTGGATGCGGTGCTGGCTGGCGGCGGCCGCCCGGTGCTTCCGGATTCAGGCCGGCATCACAGCCTGAATGATGCGGTAGTTCTGGGGAGGTTGGTGCTGTGAAGGATCTGAAACTGCAGGATGGCGACCTGGTTTTTGAAAAAGGCGATCTGGTCATGGTGGAGGGTGCCGACGAGCTCCGTCAGACGGTCTACATCGGCATGCAAACGAATCAGGGCGAGTGGTTTCTGAATCCGGAAGTCGGTATCCGTCATGCGGCATTCGTCGGCAAGAAATCGAACGACGAGGAAATGCGCGCCGAGATCATCCGCGGCGTCCAACAGGATGACCGTATCCAGACTGTCGAGGATATTGAGATCACGCACGACATGCGAAACAGGAAGCTGATCGCATCGTTTCGGGGGATCACCGCCGGCGGCGACTCGATCGATGGGGAGGTGACGCTGCATGCTTGACGCGAAGGGCTTCAAGCGGCCGACGTATGACGAAATCTTTGCAGAGATGCAAGCGGAGGCAAAAGCGAAGTTCGGCGAGAACGTGAACACGTCTGAGCGCTCTTTTCTGGGCATCCTGCTGCGGCTGTTCGCCTGGTTTCTCTCGAAAGTCTGGCAAACGACCGAGAACACATACTACAGCGCGTATGTGAACACGGCCGAGGGCGTACAGCTCGATCGCCTCGGACCGTATGTTGGCATCACGCGGAAACTGGAAACCTGGGCAACTGGGACGATCCAGCTCACCGGAACGCCGGGGCACACGGAGCCGGCCGGGTTCCGCGTGGAGACGCCTGCCGGCGTGGTGTTTGAGACGGTCGAAGATATCACATTGGACGGCAGCGGCGTCGGCACGGGCGAGATCCGGGCGCTGGAACCGGGAACGATCGGGAACGTGGCGGCCGGCTCCATCACCGTAATAACGAATCCGAACGCCAATATAACGAGCGTCACCAATCCGGAACCGACTAGCGGCGGCCAGAACAAAGAGACGGACCAGGAGTTTCGGGAGCGCTTTATGCAGTCGACAGCCGGCGGCGGCGCCGCGACAATCGACAGCATTCGGTCGGCACTTCTACGGACGCCGGGGGTCCGTGCAGCCGTCGTAATCGAAAACAACACCATGACAACAGATGTAGCCGGCCGGCCGCCGAAGTCGTTCGAGGCTTATGTGTTGGGTGGCGATCCGCAGGATATCGGCCAGACCATCCTGAACACGAAGGCCGCCGGCATTGAATCGTATGGATCCGAAAGTGTCGTGATCAACGACATTTCCGGGTATCCGCATACGATCAAGTTTTCGTATGCAGACGAAATACAGATTCATGCGAAAGTTACGGTCTGGACGAACAATCAATTCCCGGTCGACGGTGATACGCAGATCGAATCCGCGATTATCCGGTACATCGGCGGTGAGGACTATGACGGCCAACTGTATGTCGGCCTGAACATGGGCGACGACGTCATCCATAGCCGGATAATCGCTGCCGTGTACAAGGTGGCGGGCATCGAAGATGCGAAGGTCGAACTGAGCACGGACGGCTCGACATGGGCAGAGGCGAACATTTCGATTGACCCGCAGGAAGTTGCCCAGACGTCACACGCGATCATCGAGGTGGTGCATGCAACATGATCACCGCCCAGGATATGCTGCGCCGGCTGACGGATGTGTTTCGGAAGGATCCGGACAGCAACATTGGAAAACTGATGGCCATCTTCGCAGATCAACTTCAAAAGTTGGAGCAGACCGTCCAGCGCGTCGAGGAATGGCGCGACATCGAGAAGGCGCAAGGCATGACGCTGGACCGGATCGGGGAGAACGTGGCGCAGCACCGCGGCGCGGCGACAGACGAAATATACCGGATCCTTATCAAATCGAAGATTGCGCGCAACCTCTCAAAGGGCGATATCAATACAATCATTACGGTTCTTTCGACTGCTCTGGACACCGACCCAAGAGAAATCCGAATCGTCGAACTCTACAACGATCCGGTCGAGCCTGAGCCGGCCGCCATATCCCTGATTCAGCTACCTATCGAGAGGATCAATGAGATTGGTATGAATCCGGCGCAGTTCGCACAGATCGTCCAGCGGACTGTAGCCGCCGGCATTCGTGTCGGTGTTATCGAATTGACGGGAACGTTCGAATATGGGGCAATCGGTGATCCTCCGGATCCAAACACCGGGTTTGCTGACCTCGATCAGACATCAGGAGGGACACTTGGCGCCGCATACTCGCCGGGACTTGTTCCCGATTTACCGTTGTGACAGGAGTGATAAATCATGCCGTTTGAAGAGCAACTGCCCGAGTGGCATGCGCAAGGGGTAGAGCCACCAGCATCAAAGAAGAACACGGGATGGAATGCCGGTGAGAAACCGCCGGCCGACTACTGGAACTGGCAGATGAATCGCACCTATATGGTGCTCAAAGAGTTGCGGGAAAAGGTGGCCGAAGCACAGGATTTGCTCAACCATACAGCGGCCACAACCGGCGTCCACGGCGCCACGTCAACGGCCACGCCGAACACGATTGTTCAGCGTGATAGCGCGGGGCGATTTAAGGCGGCGGCGCCCGCGGCATCCGATGATGTGGCGCGGAAGGCGGAAGTGGATGCTCACGCGACCCGCACGGACAACCCGCATGGAACGACCGCAGAACAGGTGGGAGCGCCCAGTCTGACAACAGCGATTCCGGACGGTGTGAGCCTGAATACGGTGGTGACGTCCGGGTTTTATCGGCTTTCGGAGTCCCACCCCGATGCACCGCCAGCAACGGGGTATGGACAAATGATCGTTTCCCGTGGCGGCGATACGGTGCTGCAGATCGTAACAGGCTTTAATTACTCTCATTTCTACATGCGTCACGGTAATCCGCCGGAAGCCGGGGGCGAAGGGGTTTGGCAACCTTGGCGCAAATTATGGCACGACGGGAACTTACTGTATGAAACCGGTAACTTTACGCCATTTGTCTTTGGCAGCACAATCGCTGGAACTATACCATACAGTTATCAAACCTCTGGTCGATACATGAAAATTCAAAACAGAATTTTTGTCGAGGGTACTGTCAGAGCTGATGGACCTGCTATTGTGCAACCCACCGGAGATCTCTATATTGGCGGGCTGCCTTATGTGATTAGAGGGGAGGCCTCAAATCTGCGCTCGCCCGCATTCACTATCGCTGCATTGATTCGACTCAATCTACCGGATAACGGATATATGATCGTGCTAGAGGGCGTACAAGGTCAGAGTGTCATCAGAGTAAGAGCAGTCGTGGACAGTAACGAAATGGCTAATGTATCAGCAGACGATCAATCGTTCACCAACGCATGGCATATCCGCTTTAGTGGCTGGTATGAAACCAACTAGGAGGGTGCAAAGTGATCGAAAAAACCTATATCGATGCGCTTACGTCGGATTCGGTGAGCGTTCGCGTTCAGAAATACGTCGAGGTTGAAGGTACAGAATACCCGATCGGCGAGCCGTGGCGCCGCGCCTATGTAAACAGCTCATCCGGACGCCAACAGGTACAGGACGAGGTGCCAGAGCCGTACCGCTCCGCCATTTTCGCGGTGTGGGGCGACACACCGACGGTAACAGAGAGTGATGCGGTATGAATGCAAATCAACTTATCAAAATTATTGATCGTCTCCAGCAACAAGAAGACGATTTAGGTGGAGATGGCGATGAATTGAAAGTTTACTGCCGAACCTGTGGGGGTTACTTCATGGTGGCTCACTGTGAAACTGACGAAAGCGGAAAAAAGCGGATCAGTTTGATACACAGTGAGCCCGGGAAAATCTATAAGACTCAGGATGCTAATGAGCTCCGTGAACTTCTAGAGGGCATGCAGAGATGGGAGAATTATGATCTGAGGGTATATTGCCAAAACTGTGAAAGCTATGTTAAAGACGCCGCCCTTGAAGCTGACGAGAACGGAAACAGACGTATTACTTTATTCTGTGGGGGCGCAGGCTCCGCCGAATAGGCGGGGCCTATTATGTTGGAGGGGAGCGGTGCATATGGACGGAATCACGATCACGGCGGCCATATCGGTCGCCACTGCTGTTTCTGGCACAATGAGTCGGGACGGTGATGCGGCATGAGTATGAACCAAATGGAGTTACAGGCCCTCGGAAAAATTGAAAGTCGGCTGGCGCGCCTCGAGGCGCTGCAGGAGTCCAATATCCGAACGATCAACGATCTGACGGCCAACGTGAGCCGTCTCGTGGAAAAACTCGACCGATCGGACGACATCGCCCGGGATGCTGACCAGCGTGCCCGCAGCGCACACCACCGACTCGATGAGTTGAAAAAGGAAGTTGATGGGCTTCGAGAAAACGGGAACTGGCTCCCTAAGTTGATCGCTTCTTCTGTTATCACAACTATTATTGGCGGGGCAATCGGCGGCGTCCTCGCCACAGCAACGGGAGGTTGATTGGAATATGGAAAACCAACTTTTCACCTGGGAGGCGCTCTCCGCGATGGGGGGCGCTTCGCTTTTGACCTTTTTCGTCGTGCAATACACGAAAAGCATCATCGACCGATTCGCGGCCCGCTGGCTGCCGACGGATCTCTATGCCGTGATCGTGGCCAGCGCGGTACTCATCACCGCGCAGCTTGCGCTCGGCGCCGATCCCGCCGACTGGCGCGTGTATGTGCTCGCCATCGCGAACGGTTTCCTCGTGGCGGCGGCCGCCGGCCAGATGCAGCGGAAGGCGGTCGAGCCGCCGGGTAAGGAAAGTGACGGCCAATGACGCGTGATCAGTTTTTCGCGACTTTGGCCCCGCACGCCATTCGCGCGCGGTTGGAAGGCTCACCGTTGTTTGTTTCCGTCCGGCTGGCACAGAACCTGCTCGAGACGGGAGGCGTTATCCATCCGTGGAACAACCTTGGCGGTATCAAAGTCGGTAGCGGCAAGCCTAACGAGTGGTGGGACGGCAGCAGCGTCAAGAAAGGCACATGGGAAGTAATTAATGGCCAGCGCGTTGATACGACGGCCAACTTCCGCGCTTACAAGTCCGTTTACCACTTCTATAAGGATCAAGACCTATTGTTCCAGATCCCCCGGTACGCGCGTGTACGAACATCGAAGTCTCCCGAGGAGCAATGCGTCGCACTGCAACTTTGCGGATATGCGACGGACCCCGCGTATCCCGGGAAGCTTATGTCAATCATCCGGCAATATAACCTGATACGGTACGACGAGGAGGCGAAGAAAACGATGGAAGATATCAAGAAACTCCAACAGGAAGTGGAGGCGCTCCGGAAGGAAGTGTCGTCGATGTCGAACCAGATCGGCGCGCTGCTCGGAGCGCATGCAATGGACGAGGTTCCTATCTGGGCCCGAGCGGCCGTTGACGCGGCGATCGCTGCCGGCGTCGTCGATACTCCGCATGGCGGCAGCCTCGATTTCTACCGAATCCTGACGGTGATGCACCGCAAAGGACTCTTTTAAATATGTATCCCCGCTCGGCCATATGGCTGGGCGGGGATGTTTTTGTTTGATCAATATTGCATCTCCCAGGCATAGAAGATTTCCAGACGCTCCTCGAAAGTAAAATCACCCTCGACAATTCCTTCCGCAATGTTCCCGAGATCGTCTTCACTTTCAGCAATAACCTCAAACAGCTTGCCGTCGTATGTTCCGGTTGCCCCGGCAGTGTCAATCCTCTCGAAGATGATTTCTGACATTATAACATTACCTCCTGTCCTTCCTACGCCGGCACTCTACTCGGCAAATACCAGCCTCAGCATCAGCGTCGATCCGAAACCAAACGCTTGAGTCGAAAATGACAAGTGGCACGATAACATTCCCATAAACCGCGTAATCCAAATACTTGAGTTTCATTTGACCCTCCGGTTTATTTTGAATGTTTGGGGGAGAGGGCCGGAGCCCTCTCCGTGAACCTTACTTGCGTTTGGCTTGCTGTCTGGTATACTGACGGTAGGCTCGGTTTTCTTCGGGTGTCAGTTCTGTCATCTCGTAGATACCGGCCTGTTCTTTCTCGAACACTTCCCGGGTGATGATGCCGCGCGCCAATCGGTCATTCAGCATCCGCAGGAAGTGTTCGCGTTTTTGAAGCTTTTCGATAGCTCTCATGGTGTGCTTGTCCATCCTCTTGTTCACCTCCTTTCTGATTCTATTATATACTTACATAAGTATATTGTCAAGAGAAAATGTACTTGCATAAGTATATATTCTTTGATACTATACTGGAAAAAGGATGGTGATCAGAATGGATGAAAGAAAAGGTAATCCTGCAACAAAGGCAAAAAATAGATACAATAAGAAAGCGTATGACCGTATTCAGGTAGTGGTCCCGAAGGGCGAAAAAGAAAACTACGCTCAGTTGGCAACAAAGCTTGGGTACAAGAGTCTGAACGAGTTTATTGTTCGGGCGATCGAGGAGAAAATCAGCCGGGAGGGGTCAAATTGAGAAAGATTCTGCTCGTTTCATTTGTAGTGTTTTTCATGATTGCGTCCGTACCTGTGGTATTGAACGCCAGCGCGAATCTGCAGGCCATTCAGGCGCATCTGAATCACGGGATCAAAATTGCATTGAATGGACGACTTTGGCAGCCATCGCAGACACCTATCACCTACAACGGCAGCACGTACTTACCACTCCGAGCAGTCGGCGAGGCACTCGGCGCACAGATAACCTGGGATGGGGCGACGCAGACCATCGGTATTACGACCGACGGAGCACCGGAAGCCGAAAATTATGACGCGATTCTGGAGTTCCCAGCCGATCGTTTTCCGACCGTTGCCGCGCACATCGCCAGCGCGATCCTTGCCGGCGAAAGCTCTGTCTGCACGATCGACCGATACGGTGCGGACCAGCGCCGCGAGGCGTCGCTTGACGGCATCCCGACGCGGGATGGTTACGATCGCGATGAGTGGCCGATGGCCGTCTGCGCCGAAGGCGGATCCGGTGCGTCGGTGGCGTACATCAATCCTGCTGAAAATCGCGGCGCCGGTGGGTGGGTCGGAAACGCTCTTGAGAAATATCCAGACGGTACGCGCGTGAAGTTCATCGTCTCGTTTAACGAGCTCGATGCTGACGAACAACGGGCATCGCACGGACCCAGCGAAGAGTCCGGCAGATCAAAGCCTTTCGCGTCCTGCGCTGAGGCGCGAGCAGCCGGCATGGCGCCATTGTATCGAGGCGATCCCGGTTATTCGGAGAGGCTGGACCGGGACGGTGACGGAGTTGCGTGTGAGTAGACGAATCGGTCGCATGCGGAAGCACCGCTGTGGCCTTTTCTTTTGTCTTGAATAGGAACGTATGTTCGTATATAATTGCTTTCACAGGGGGTGATCGGCATCAAGAGGACGACGAAATTAACATCTGGAAGCAATCTTTTGTGGGAGTCAAGTCGGATGATACTGCCCGAGCACAAAGAGGCGCTTGTGCGCCACAGGGAGGAAATCACCATGGCGAAACCGAAGAGACCGGTCCGCGACGAATTTGAACTTGAGGAGCTGGCCGGCCGACTACAGGATGCGATGGAGGAGGGCCGAGAACTCGAGATCACGATCTGGGGCCGCGACTTCCCGATCCGGGGAAAAATCGTGAAGATGGATCCGGAAACGCGTCGGGTGCATATCAAGCATTTCACTACGATCGAGAAGGTGCCGTTTTTGGACATATTGGCCGCGGAGCGGCCGGAATTTTAAATCAAGCCGCGGGCTATCCCGCGGCCGTTTTTCTGATCTCGAACGATTTAAAATGAAGAAACACGACGCCTTGTGTCCCCAAATTGTCCCCAATCGCTGTTCCGAGGCGTCGAAGAGAACGGATCTGAAGCGAGGGCAAAAGAAGAGAGCCCTTGCTGCGCAAGGGCTCTCGGACGTTTGATAATGGTGATCTGTAGTGGGCTCGAACCACTGACCCCCACCCTGTCAAGATGGTGCTCTCCCAGCTGAGCTAACAGATCATATCGCAGTGACGAGTTATAATATATCAAGTTTCGAACCGTTAGTCAACCCCATTATCAAAAAATGTCGTTGTTCTGTGATAATGTCACGGTATAACTGTTCTGAGATAATGTCACTATGGGACAGGAGAGAGTGACATTGACCAGAGCAGAATGGAAAAAGGTACTTGTGGTGGAGAAAATCCTCGACGG